CTAAAAAAAAGAAAGGAGAAAGAGTAGAGACCCGTAGATGGGTAGTCCTCTTAAAGAGGGAGCCTCTCGTTTATCTAGACTATGCCTGATGGCACCTGAGTTACGTTGCCCCGTTCACCTGACCTGCGGTGTCTCACGACATTGGCAGGGGGCTACTAGAAACTCACCCAGTTCGTCACGTTTATCCTACTTGGTCGGCTCAACCGCATAGAGGGGTGGGTCATGCCCCCGTGAACTCACTATATCATGGTTTACCCTATTCTCGTAAACGCTAGTTTCCTATACAATGGTTTATGGCTTACAGAACACCTGCTGTTTTACCCAAGACTGAGTACCAGCGGCTCAAAGAGCTAAAGAAGATGTTGGTGGAGTCCAAGGGCGAGGCTGTCGTCAAGAAGGTCATTGACATCGCCATGAACGACGACCACCCCCAACAGATGGTTGCACTTAAGATGTGCATGGAGAGGGCGTTGCCGGTCAGTCTGTTTGAGAAGACCAGCGCCCAGCGTAGTGCTGTCAACATCACCATCTCTGGCATCGGTGTCCAGGTTGGTGAAACTATAGAAGCCGAGGATGTGGAGCCAAAGTATGAGTAAAGAAGTGAACTACTGGTTGGTGACAATAGATCGCCCTGAATGCTTGGATAAGACCAGGACGCTGGTTGAAGACAAAAATATCCCAGAGTTTATTAGCTCAGTCATGTCTCATTTCCATTGGTTACACAAAGACCGCATCACCATCGAGACTTCAGACATCCTGCCGTATACAAGCAACAATGAGTGACCTGAACTTCTCACTACTGCCCTGGCAGCAAGAGGTCTACGCAGACCCGACCCGCTTTAAGGTGATCGCTGCTGGCCGTAGGTGTGGGAAGTCCAGGCTGGCCGCTACCATGCTGATCATCGAGGGGCTGCGGTGTCCCCAGGGTTCAGCCGTGCTGTACGTTAGTCCCACTATGGGACAGTCCCGCCAGATTGTCTGGGACTTGCTGCTGGAACTTGGCAGGGAGGTAATCCAGACCTCCAACGTCAACAACCTAGACATTACCCTGATAAACGGGGCCAGGATCTACGTCCGTGGCTCTGACCGTCCTGACACACTGCGCGGCGTGTCTCTGACGTTCGCGGTGCTGGACGAGGTTGCCGACATCAAGCCACAAGCCTGGGAACAGGTTATCCGCGCCTCTCTGTCCGACAAGAAGGGCAAGGCTATTTTCATCGGCACGCCAAAGGGCAGGAACTGGTTTCACGACCTGTGGAAGCTGGGCCAGGATGGAGATGACAAGGATTGGAAGTCCTGGCACTTTACGACCAAAGACAACCCGCTGATAGATCCGGACGAGATCGAGTCTGCCAAGAAAACGCTGTCCAGCTTCGCTTTCAAGCAGGAATACATGGCCAGCTTCTCCAATGCTGGTTCTGATGTCTTCAAGGAAGAGTGGATCAAATATGGCGAAGAACCGCCTTATGGCTCTTATTTTGTGGCTGTGGATCTGGCTGGCTTTGAGGAAGTGGCCAAACAGGCTGCAAACTCCAAAAAACGGCTAGATGAGTCAGCCATTGCTGTGGTCAAGGTCACGGATGAGGGCAAATGGTTCGTCCAGGAGATCGACCACGGCAGGTGGGATATCCGGGAAACGGCCACTAAGATTCTGACCAAGATGCGGGATTACCGGCCATTGAGTGTCGGAATCGAGCGGGGGGCGCTAAAGAACGCGGTTTTGCCGTATTTGAGCGATCTCATGAGGAAAAACAACGTGTTTTCGCACATCGTTGATTTAACTCACGGGAATCGCAAGAAAACGGATAGAATCGTGTGGGCATTGCAAGGCCGGTTTGAACACGGCAGAATAGTGCTAAACAGCGAAGAGAATTGGGACGACTTTGTTGACCAACTTCTGATGTTTCCCGCGCAAGGGGTACACGATGATCTGCCAGATGCACTCAGCTATATCGACCAGTTGGCTGTGACAAGCTACTTTGAAGAGGCTGATGATGGCTGGGAGCCTATCGACGTAATATCAGGAGTCTAGTATGGATCAAAATGAGTTCTACGAGCCGACAGAGAACGACAAAGAACTGACGGCGTTCGTCGTAGATCACTGTGATCGGTGGCGCGACTACCGAAACACTAACTTTCTAGACTCTTGGCTGGAATACGAGCGCATCTTCCGTGGCGAGTGGGCCGCTGAAGACAAGGTTCGTGACTCCGAGCGTTCCCGCATCGTCACTCCTGCTACCCAACAAGCCGTCGAAACCCGCCATGCCGAGATCATGGAGGCGATTTTTGGCCAGGGCGAGTTCTTTGACATCCAAGATGATCTCAGGGATGTGAACGGCAATCCTCTCGATGTGTCTATCCTCAAGGCACAGCTCATGGAGGACTTCAAGCAGGACAAGATCCGCAAGTCTATCGACCAGATTGAGTTGATGGCCGAGATCTACGGCACTGGCATTGGCGAGATCATCGTCAAGACAGAGAAAATCTTTGAGCCAGCAACGCAGCCAATCCCTGGTCAGCCTGGACAAGCAGCCATCGGTGTGATTGAAAAGAACCGGATGGCTGTTAAGCTCAATCCGGTCAACCCGAAAAACTTCCTGTTTGACCCCAACGGCACCTCTATTGACGACTGCATGGGCGTGGCCATCGAAAAGTACGTCTCGATCCACAAAGTCGTCGAAGGCATCGAAAAAGGCATCTACAAGAAGGTCAACATCGGGACTACCTACGAGGATTCCGACCTTGAGCCGACTCAAGAGCCTAGCCAGTACCAAGACGAGAAGGTTCTACTGCTGACCTACTATGGTCTTGTGCCGCGTGAATACCTTCAGGAGAAGGACACCGAGACGGTTGTGCTGTTTCCTGACGACTCTGTGGCTGAAGACTACACGGATATGGTCGAAGCCATCGTGGTTATCGCTAACGGCTCGATGCTTCTGAAGGCAGAAGAGAACCCGTACATGATGAAGGATCGTCCGGTCATCTCGTACCAAGACGACACCGTGCCGAACCGCTTGCTGGGCCGTGGGACTGTTGAGAAGTCCTACAACATGCAGAAGGCTATCGATGCCCAGATCCGTTCGCACCTGGATTCGCTGGCTCTGACAACTGCCCCGATGATGGGCATGGACGCTACGCGCCTGCCGAGGGGTGCTAGGTTTGAAGTAAAACCCGGTAAGGCGTTCATGGTCAACGGGAACCCTGCTGAGATCCTGTATCCCTTCAAGTTTGGCCAGACCAGCCCTGATAACCTTCGTACCGCCCAAGAATTTGAACGTATGTTGCTGCAAGCAACGGGTACTCTGGACAGCCAGGGCATGGTCACGAACGGTGCGCGTGATGGGCAGGCAATGTCCACCGCCGTTGCGACGATCATCAAGAAGTACAAGCGCACTCTGGTGAACTTCCAAGAGGATTTCTTGATCCCGTTTATCCAGAAGGCAGCGTTCAGGTACATGCAGTTCGATTCTGAGCGGTATCCTAGCGTGGATATGAAGTTCATCCCGACTGCTACCTTGGGCATCATTGCTCGGGAGTACGAGCAGCAACAATTCATCGGTCTGCTGCAGACTCTGGGGCCGAATACGCCGGTTCTGCCGCTGATTTTGAAGGGCATCCTGAACAACTCCAGCTTGTCCAATAGGTATGAGTTGATTGCTGCTCTTGATCAGATGTCGCAACCTGATCCACAGGCGCAAGAAATGGCTATGGCGGCACGGCAGTTGGAGTTGCAGGCTGCTCAGGCTCAGATCGCTGACAAAACGACCCAGGCCGAGAAGAATCGTGCTGAAGCGCAGAAGCTGCTCACTGAAGCGCAACTTATGCCGCAAGAGGTACAGGCCAAAGTCATCGCTTCGACTACTACGAACCTGCCGCAAGGTCAAGAGGCTAGCGAGTTTGACAAGCGGGTTAAGATTGCCGAGTTGATGCTCAAAGAGGCAGACATCAAGAATAAGACCAAGATTGTTGAGCTACAGATGTCTGATAAGTTATCAGCAGCCGCAAAAACAGAAGATGATTTCCTTGATCGTCTGACCGAAGGTCTGCGAAATGCCTAATGTCAAAGATCTAATCAAAAAGATAGAGTCTGGTGACATCTCCTATGAGGAGAAGTTGGCTGCTTTGTCTCAAGTTGAAACGACCCTCAAAGATCTGAAAGAGAAAAAAGATGAGAAGGTACGTTTCAATGTTCAACTAATCATTGATGAGATCAAAAACATAAAGAGCGAAGTCCTGCGACAGCTTGATTACGCTAAATCTATCGTTCCTGAACGCGGTCCTAAAGGCGATGCTGGTGAGCGAGGGAAAGATGGGCTTCCTGGACGAGATGGTCAGAATGGCCGAGATGGCAAAGATGGGAAAGATGGCAAAGACGGTCAGGATGGCGTATCTGTAACAGATGCCAAGATTGACTTTGATGGCAGTCTAGTGATTACCTTGTCAACTGGTCGAGAGATCAATGTTGGTGAGGTTGTTAGCTCAGAGCTTGCTGAAAAGATCAAAGTCACGATGTCTACGAATGCGTCTATCAGCATTCAAGACGAAGGGAACACCATTACTAGTGGTGTTCGTAATATAAACTTTACTGGCGCAACAGTTACAGCATCATCTTCTGGTGATAGCGTAACAGTTGATGTAACTGCTGGTGGTGTTACAAGTGTTACTGGAATATCTCCAGTTGTATCTTCTGGTGGCGCTACACCAGCGATTAGTCTCGCTAGTGGATATGGCGACACACAGAACCCTTATGCCAGCAAAACAGCCAACTTTGTTCTAGCAGCTCCTAATGGATCTGCTGGCGCTCCGACCTTTCGTGCGATTGTGGCTGCGGATATTCCGACGCTCAACCAAAACACAACAGGCACAGCATCAAATGTGACAGGTACAGTTGCCGTTGCCAATGGCGGCACCGGGCAAACGTCCTATACAAATGGGCAGTTACTGATTGGTAATTCCACGGGCAATACACTTGACAAAGCAACGCTGACTGCTGGTGGCGGTATCACAATTACAAACGGTGCTGGTTCAATAACTATCGCTGCAACTGGCGGTGGTGGCGGTGGAAGTACAAGCCCCAAAGCACTTCTTGACACTTGGATGATTGGAGCAATGTAAATGGCACAGAATACTTCACCTATTTTCCCGCTAGTCCCTGTCAATACTTGGGTTAGCGGCACGGCAGCCAATGCTGCAACTCCGGGTGTAACAGCCAACACCACCAAAGACCTGACCAGCGGCACGATCTACGGCCCAGTTTTCACTGGCAAGGCGGTAGACGGCTCACGACTGGATTACATCAAGGTCAGGGCGCTCGGCACCAACGTAGCAACGGTTGTTCGTATCTGGATCAACAACGGTTCTGCAACAGGTACAGCAGCCAATAACGCGCTGTTTTTGGAAAGAACATTGGCATCAACAACGGTATCTGAAACGGCAGAACTGCCCGACATTACTTTACCGCTTAACTTGAGTGTTCCAGCAGGGTACAGAATTTACGCCACGTTTGGTACCGCTGTGGCGGCTGGCTACCACCTTACCGCCGTGGCTGGGGATTACTGATGTTTACGGGGTTTGCTAGTGAAAATACGCCAGCCATAAAGGTTTGGAATTTTTTCAACACTTTTCAATCAACAGCGGCGCCCAGATCAGTTTCGCTGCCAGATGACTGCTCCCCAATTCAAGTATTTAAAACCGGCGCAACAAGTACGGCTATAAATGTGTATCTCCCTGCCAGCGCCCCAGAGGGAAAACAGATCACAATTGTAAATGCAAGTTTTGCCAGTACTTCTCAAAATCTTTCCATTAGATCATCAGACGTAAGCGGTAGTGGCACGCAAAACGCTTTATATACCCTTGGCCCCGGCGGGTATTTAGTCCTTACATATTCAAAAGATTTTATAAGTTTTGGAGCTAGTGTTGGAGGAAATGCTTCTGGTTGGATTTCGTTAAATTACAGCAACCAAACAGCCGCTAACTACGGCTCGATTGCTATTGGCGAATCCAATTCGGCGACGTTAGGATACGCATCGGCCGTTGGCGGTAATAGTAATACAGCATCTGGTAGTTATAGCGGGGTTTTTGGTGGTCAATCTAATACAGCATCTGGAACTTACAGCGCAGTTGTTGGTGGCGCATCTAATGTTGCATCAGGCTCTTTC